TCAGTGATGGATGGCGGCGTTGTCGCCAGCGCATTTGCGGATGAGCTTCAAAAGGTTCGGCTCCTCGACGAGGTCGAGTCGGCCGGAGCGGTCTTTGGCGGGATAGCCCCAGGGATTGAGCGTCTGGCAGACGAAGGCGCGGTAAAGCTCTCCCTCGTCGGTCTTGAGTTCGGCCAGCGTCACGACCTCATCGACGATGCCGGGCAGTTCCAGCGCGGTCTTCGAGCCCTCGATCTGCGGCACGAAGACCCTGCGGTTGAAATCGTCCAGGCGCTCGTCGAGGATGGCGACGAAGATGACGTTCTTGTCCCGCGCGTGCTGCAGATGGGTCAGTGCGGCGATCATCTCGGTGCCGAGCAGCCCGTAGGCGCCTCGGGTGTCGGGCTTGCCGGTGCGGTCGGAGAAGGCCTGCGGCTGCGCCTTGGCCCAGGTCAGGCACAAGCGTGAGAGCACGGTGATCGAGTCGACGAAGTAGGTGTCGTACTTCGCCAGCCGGGCCGGGTCGCCGTAGCCTTCGCAGACGTGCCGGTAATGCGCATCGGAGAACGGCGCATCGGGCGGCAGCGCCGGATTCGGGCCAGAGAGGAACACGACGAGGTCGCGGAACTCGGGCCATGTGACCGGTCGCACGCAGTCGCCACGCCAGGCCTTGACGGCGAGATCGCCGGCCTCGAGATCGACAAACAGCGTCGAGGCCTCGGGCAAGGTGCGCAACTGGCTGGTCTTGCCGATACCGCTCTTGCCGAGTAGCGTCAGCTTGGCACCGCTCTTTTCCGCGAACCGTTCGTCGGCGGTGATGATGCGAAGAGGCTTGTCCATCACGCCGCCTCCCGGATCTGCTCGGTGACGGCCGGATTCCAGAGGATCTGGTAGCCGGAATGACCGTTGCGCGAGTACGGCATGGCCTCGGCCCAGGATTCGCCGGCCTCGGTCAGTTCCCACTCGTCGCGATCATTGCGAAACTGCAGGCCGTGATCTGCCAGGAGTCGGTTGGTACCCTTGGCGGAACGGCCCAGCAGCTTGCCGAGTTGGGTGGCATTGAGCGAGCAGATCGGATCGGCGGCGGCGGGAAGGGTGCGACGCAGCGTCTCGACGGTGAGGCCGGTGTTTTCCTGGATGCAGGTCAGCGTCGCGGCCATCGCGATGCCGGTTTTGACGCCGGGCACCTTGGCGATGGCTTCGCCGATCAGCAGGATTGCGCTCACCCGATCCTGTGTTGGCGAAGGCAGCGCGGCCACCGCGCCGGGCACGGAGTACGCGCCGGTCTTGCGGATAGCTGGCAACACTTCGCTGGTAACCCAGCGCTTGAAGCGCTTGGCAGCATCCTTGGTGCTGCCAAGGATCAGTGCGTAGAGTCCCGATTCGTTGATGAAGTTGGCGCGCTGCAGGCGGCCGAGCGTGTCGATGACCTCACGTTTCGTTAGGTCATCGGCATCGACGTGGTCAGCGACGGCCTTGTGCGGGTTGGTGAACTCCAGCGCCGAGCACACATCATTGGCGTTGAACCACGGCAGACCCAGATCGTCGATCTGGACGCGCACGGCATGCGCGTCGAACTGGAAGGGAATGATCGCGCTCATGGTCATTCCTCCGAATCGATGGAGAGGGTGAAAGACGGCTTGCCGGCATCCACGGTGCGGGCGGCGGCGAACTGCTGTTGCAGTGCCGGAGGCCAGTTCGTGTAACGGGATTCGGGAACCGAGAACTTGATGTCGAAGTAGTGCTCGACCTTGTCGCCGGAGGCCACGATGCGCGCAGCAAGTTCGCGTGCCATGTCCTGATTCCAGGACGTCTTCTTTGGCAGTTCAAACTTGATGCGCAGCACGCCATCACTGATGTGGGCGGTGCCGAAATCGCGCCCGGACTCACGCAGCGCAACGCGGGCCTGCTCGCCGTAGCACTGATCCAGTGCGGCATCGAACTTGGTGCGGGCCTTCTTGAGCCAGTCGATGGCTGCTTCGAGATTTTTATCGATCTCGTGCTTCTGGGCTGCCGGCAGTGCGGCCAGTTGGCTGACGGACATCTCGGCGATGTCGGCGGGGAAGATGGTCAGATCGCTCATGGCCCCCCCTTACTGATACGCACGAACCGAAGTCGAATAACGCGATACGCGTCGTTCGAAAGCTTCGATGTCAGCCAGGGCATAGGAGACCCGTGCCCCGAGTTTCATGAATGGGCATCCAAGGGCTTCCTGACGCCAACGACGCAGGGTCTTGACCGAGACTCTCCAGCGCTCTGCGAGCTCGTACTCGTTGAGCGCCAGACGTTTCACGCCGGCCGTGGGGTCCGAGCGGCCAATCCGCCCGGTTGTTGCTGAAGGGTGTTGCGTTTGCATTTCGATGTGCCTCCTGTTCAAAAAGGGCACATCGCAGTTTCCGCACAGATTTATGGGGAGTGTGCGGGGACGTCTATGGGAGATTTATGGGGTTCGCCGCAGGCGGTATTTCCCGTGATCGATCAGATCGAAAACGTCCTCTCGCATCAGTTTTCCGTCACGGAACGCATCATCGAAGGATTGGTACGAGGAGTGGGCGGCGATCTTGATCTCTGCCCAGGTCACGATCGGTGAGGGATAGCCGTCCGTACCCCAGGATGCCTTGACGATCCTTGCCCGCGCCGGTGACAAGCGAATAGCTGTCTCGAAATGGGGGAGCAGAAGGTCTTGGCCATCGAGGTATTGCGTCCGCTGATCGGATGCACTCGAAGGTGTCAGACTGCGTAGTACCCTGACGAAAGATGCCGAATCGAATTGGCCGCCCCCTTCCTGCGGCCCGATGAACTCTGAAAGCGCCCGCGCCTCATGGATGCCCGGAAGGGGAAGGAGTGGCCGCTCTCGCATCAGGATGACGCCGCTCCGCGCCCAGGCCGGGTCGACGAGAACCGACGACAGAGCTTCGGGCGAGGCGCTTGCCAAGCGTCTGGCGATCAACACTGGCGCAGGCTCGGTGGCCTTGCCGACACGAAAGTCACCAAGGTGCCAGAGTTGGTGAGGGATGCGAGCTTGTGCCTTTACGTCCGCAGTTTCCAGGCCGATCCACTCAGCGAGATCGCGCAACCAGGCATCGACGCAAAAGTCCTGCAGCGCAATTTCCGCAAGCGGTCGCGTCAGAATGCGCGAATGCCACTGAGGACTGCGATAGCGGTACACCCCGGCATCCTCGTCGATCTCGACGTCGACCTCGATCTCGCCGTCCAGGAAGGAAATCATCTGGCGCGTGAGGTAGGTATGTGCCGGGCGTAGCCAGCGACGCTGCACGAAATCACCTGCGCACCTCCCCATCCGGAAGGCGCAGACAGGCTTCGTCAGGTCGCTGGCTTGCTCCAGTGCTGCCAGAAATGCGAGGTACGCGGCACCCGTACTCGACATCAGAACTTGACCACCATGCCGAGTTTCTCCAATTGGGCCATGACCAGCTTGCGATCATCCTCGGTCTTGCTGCGGTCATTGAAGCCGTTGGGCGCGGTGACCTGGACGGCCACCTTGTGTGCCTTGCGATGCCGCTGCTTGGCCATGCGCATCACCAGCTTGATCTGCGCCGGCACATAGACGGACAGATCGGGGTTTCGATAATCCTGGCGAGCCACCTCGTAGATATTCCTGTCGTCGCGACGGTCGGGCTGAATCGTCATCATGCTTTTCAATTCCTGGACGATCTCACGATCCCCCGCCTCGTCGTGGGTTTTGCGAAGCGAAGGGCAGGCCACCTTGAGGTGCTGAATGTCGATACGCTCGACGCCCTCGATCCGCTCGCTGACGAGCTTGGCAAGAACGGTCGGCGAGACGAATGCCGAGAGATCGAATTCCAGCATCGGCATGTCCTCGATCGCGCCGTCGGCTGCGAGTACGACATCACGAAAGATCGCAGCCAGGTCGCGCCGAATCTCACGGTCATCACTGAATACGCTCAACGCCCCGGTGACCGGCTCGCGCGAAAACCGGATCGACAGTGCCGCCAGGTCGTCATGGGAAACCTCCTCCCCATGCTCGACCTTCGGGTAATGGACTTCGGCACCATTGAAGGTAACGGTCAGGGTATCCAGCACCTCCTTCGCCGGATCCTCGTCATCAGCCTCGTCGTGCCGGTGCGCATGGCCCAGGTCGCGGCGGCTGAACTGCTCGATGATGACGTCGTCACGGGGCGCATTCGGATAGAGGAGAAGAATTCTCTCCTTGATGCGCTCCTGCATTGCGTCATCCAGTTTCGGCGTTGGGCCCAGCGGGCCACGGTAATGGCTGGAATACGCTTCACTCCTCCATTGCCGGTTCATCACCTGGACCCGCTCGGCGTGGTCGAAGCGCCTGCTATCCCGACGATGCTTCTCCGGGTATTCCTGTTCGAGATACAGATAGAGCGCACGCCCATGGGGGTCGCAGGGGCGGCCGAGCACCGCTGCATCGGCCTCGTCACCCTCATCGAACAAGGACAGCACGGCTTGCTTGCCATACTCGTCGCCGAGGATTTCGATGCGTTCGGCGATCCGCTCCAACCGTTGCCGCGTCACCGGTGATGCTTCGCCCACCAGCGGGTACAGGGACTTTCGCACGGTCGGAGGCAGGACGCCTTTGGCCTTCTCCATTTTCTCGGCGAGTTTCTCCGGCATATGAACCCCCTCGTTTCTGAGCAGCCGGCGAAGCAAGGGGATGTTCTTGATCTTGCGCACCAGCCAGACGAAATGCTCCATGTCCGGCAACAGATCGGGGCCGTGGTCGGCCGATGCCTGCTTTACACCGTCCTCGGATGTGATGGCAGTCGCCCCCGAATCGGCCTTCGGGCTTTCTTCTTGTGCTTCTTGCTGCTGTTCGGTTACCGCCACCATTACGTCTCCTTCAGAGTTGCGCGTTGCGCGAACGCGCAACGTTACTACCCAAAAAACGCCGGCTTGTGGCCGGCAACCTGAGTCCGGAGATCCCGGACAACTACCTCAACCGGCGGCTCCCGACAGCAATCCGTATCGCGCCATGCGGACCTTGATGAAGCGACCGTGAACACCGAAGCGCTTCCCAATGGCCTTCTGCAAATTCTCGAGGTCGAAATCGCCAAAAGGTCCGTCCGTTTTGACCGTGAAAGTTGTTGGCGCTTCCTCCTCCAGCAAGCCCGGGCATGCCACCAGCGTCACGTCATATTTCGGAGCCATCTCGATGACAGCTTCGACCAACCGTCGGCGGGGCACCAGCAGTGACCCCATGAATTCGTTGGCGCGAAATTCCGCGATCCGCTTTTCCTTCTCCCGTTCTGCTTCGACGATCCTGGCAAGCAGCCCTTCATCTTGAGCAGGCGACACGCCTGGGGACGTCAGGTGTCCGATATCGTGCGTCGTGGTGCGGTAGGCTTTTCGCTGCTGTTGATCCGGCGTATCGAAAAGCCCGGGAGAAACCTTCGAATCCGCGATCCAACCTGGTGCATCGAACACGGCGTGGCCGAGCTCATGGCCGAAGGTACTCAACACCAGTTCCTCCGTCATCCCTTCGCCGACTGGCGATACCAGCAGCGACACCGCATCTTCGCCCGCTCCCGGATCGAACTCGCACAGGCCGCACACCTGTTCCCCTGTTTCATGGTCGGTGACCGGATGATCGAGACTGACCCACAGGTCGAAACTCAGTCCATTGACGTTGAGGGTGGAAATCTCGCGCAGGGTTGAGAGCGGCAAACGGTCCGCGTCATGAGCAACCAGCTTGGCGCGCACCGCGTTCGCGGTTTCCTCGATGTCAGAATTCTTGAGAAAGTGCGGCCGGAAATGGCCGGAGTGGCGGTAAGCAACCGAGAGCGACGTCATGCTCAGCCCTCGCTCTTCGGGCGTTTCCGATAGGCCAGGACAACATCGCCGAGATTCTTTTGCAGTTCCGGCGGCAGACGATTCGCCTGTACAAAAACCTCGTCCAAGTCCAAGCCGAGTTGCTGGGCCGCCTTGGTGATCAGGTCATCCTTGGGCGGCTTTTCCATATTGCGTTCGATCCGCGACCAGTACGCTGGCGAGATATCGATGCGTCGGGCGAAGTCGTTCAACGGAATTCCGGCTTCCTCCCGTTTTTGTCTAATGAAGTCTCCGAATGCCATGGACGGTTTTCGATGGGTATTTGGTCACCGTCAAGAATATCGAACTCACCCTCTGGCGTCAACTATTTTGTCAACGCGCAATCACTCTCAAGATTGGCAGATATCGCTATTCCCTGGGAACCCTGCCCAGAAATAAATTAGTCGATTACCCGCCATTACCCTGCGTTGCCATCCAGTCGAGAAGATCAGACATATTATCCATGACGGTTGCAATTCCCCGGAGCCGTCATGAAGAACCTCGAACTCGCATCACCCTCGGAGATGTCCGCCAGCGCCCGTGCTGGTGAAATCACCTCCATCCTTGCGGCCGTCATCGTCCGCACGCTCGTCGGCGACGATCAAAAACAGAGAGAAGTTGGACTTGGCTTCCTGCCCGACCAGCGCGTTCATACAACCCCCTATCCAAAGGAGAAGTTGTGATGAACAACACGCTAGCGAAGCAACAAACGGTGGCTCGGCAAATTGCCGACCTGAGCCAAATGTCCATGGCCGAACTTTGGCCGCTATGGGATCGGTACTTTCCCCGCCGCCCCGATTACCCGAACCGCACGCACGTCGAGTCGCGCATTGCCTACAAGCTGCAGGAGGAAGCCTTCGGCGGACTCGCGCCCGAGACGAAGCAACGGCTGGAAGCCATCGGCGCAAAGCACTCCAAGATCAAGCTGCGCGCCAACAAGCGTGAGTTCAATTTCGCGCCGGGCACGGTGATTCTGCGCGAATGGGGTGAGCGCGAGCACCGGGTAACGGTCAATGCCGAGGGCCGTTTCGAGTACGAGGGCCACACCTTCAAGAGCTTGACGGCGGTGGCCCGGCACATCACCGGCCAGCACTGGAGCGGGCCGCTGTTCTTCGGCTTCGGCAAAGGAGGCGCGCGATGAATGAAATTGCCAGCACCAAGGCGCGCAAGCGCTGCGCCGTCTACTGCCGGGTGTCGACGGACGAACGTCTCGACCAGGAATTTAATTCCATCGACGCACAGAAGGAGGCGGGGCACGCCTACATCGCCAGCCAACGTACCGAGGGCTGGATTTCGGTGGCGGACGACTACGATGACCCCGGCTTCTCCGGCGGTAACACGGAGCGCCCGGCACTCAAACGCCTGATGACCGACATCGAGCGCGGCCAGATCGATATCGTGGTGGTGTACAAGATCGACCGCCTGACCCGCAGCCTGGCTGACTTCTCCAAGATGGTCGAGGTGTTCGAACGCAACGAGGTGTCATTCGTCTCGGTCACGCAGCAGTTCAACACCACCACCCCGATGGGGCGGCTGATGCTGAACGTCCTGCTGTCCTTCGCCCAGTTCGAGCGCGAGGTCACCGGCGAGCGCATCCGCGACAAGATCGCGGCCGCCAAGCGCAAGGGGATGTGGATGGGTGGGGTGCCGTCCATCGGCTACGACGTCCTGAACCGGCAGTTGGTTATCAACGATGCCGAGGCGGCAGTAGTGCGCCGCATCTTCGAGGAGATGTTGACCATCGGCTCGCCGACGCAGATCGCCGCCAACCTGACCGCCGAGGGCATCACCACCAAAGCCTGGACGACGCAGGAGGGCCAAACCCGCAGCGGCACGCGCATCGACAAGAAGTACCTGCACAAACTGCTGCGCAACCGTATCTACCTTGGGGAGTTGTCGCACAAGGGAAATTGGTACCCCGGTGCGCATCCGCCGATCATCGACCAGGCGCTTTGGGACAAGGTTCACGCGGTGCTGGCCAAGGACGGCCATGCCCGGTCGGTGGAAACCAAGATTCGGTCACGTACTGACGCCTTGCTGCGCGGCCTGCTCTACACGCCATCGGGCGAACGCATGTACCCGACCTACTCGAATAAGAAGGGACACAAGTACCACTACTACGTGTCCAAGTCGGAAAGCCGCTTCGGCGCACCAGGCAAGAGCTACGAACGCCTGCCCGCGCCGGAGATCGAGGCGGCGGTCGTTGCTCAGATCCGCACGGTGCTGACCAGCCCCGAATCCATCGCATCGGTGGTGCGCCACATCCAGCGCAACGGGGCTGAAATTGACGAGGCCAGCACGGTGATGGCGATGGGTCGTCTCAACGACGTGTGGGATCACCTGTTCCCGGTCGAGCGCCACCGCATCGCCAACCTGATGATCGAACGCATCGACCTCGTCCACGTCGGTGAGGTGCAAGGCATCAAGGTGAAGTGGCGGGAGTTGGGTTGGGACAAGCTGATCGGTGAGTTCGCGCCGAAGGAGATCGGTGCGGAACTGATGGAGGTCGAGGCCTGATGAACAGCGCGCTGGAAACTTTCGTGCCCCTGCACTTCAAGCGAAAGAAGGGAAAGCTGCTGGTCGACGGGAGGGAGGGGGGGCACGACGTCCGCATCATCGAGGCTGTGGCCCGGGCGATGCACTGGCACGCCCTGCTCGACACCGGGGCATTCAAGAGCGTGGTCGAGATAGCACGGGCCGAAGGCTTGATGCCGACCACGGTGGGCCGGCTGCTGCGACTGGCGCGGTTGGCCCCCGACATCATCGAGCAGTTGATACAGGGATGCCAGCCCCGAAGGCTGACCCTGCTGTGGCTAATGCGTAACGACATCCCTGCGCTCTGGCCAGAGCAGCGTCAGATGCTTGAACGATTCCGGTAG